CGTCGATGGTTGATCAAAAGATATGATCGCTCTGAAGACGAAGACTACATGCGCGAGTTCATAGATCAAGTTCGTGGGGCACAGAAAGCATGGCTCATGCCGACATGGTTTCCTGATCTCACATTGGCACCAATTGCAACTCCTGATCCTCTCGAAGGCATTTTGATCATCAATGAAGTCAATTATCCTTCGTTGTTTTTCCCGTATTCCACTTGGCAATATATCATGATCCAGTACGAAACTCTAGCTCCGAGTTTTCATAAGGTGATTGGTGCATCTGTTCGTGATGATGGTTACGTTGATCTTAGTTTTACTCCATCTCTTGCTGATAATCCTCTCGTCTCTGATATCACAATGATCAGTTTCATGTTAAAAGTTCGCGGAACTGATGTTATTCGTAGAAGTCATGAGCATCGTGATACGGTGTATTCATGGGGTATTATGACAACGGATCATGGCTGATGACATATCAAACTCAAGAAACTGGCATTCAGGGTGGGGCTCCTCGTGAAGTATTCAAATTCACTGGAACCTACAATAACTATTTTCTCACCAGTTACTACGAGGCTCTGACTGTTGATGGACAGCTTTACTCTCCGATTACGATTGAACGCAACGCTCTCAAAGTAGGAACTCAAGAGGAAGATCAGCTTGCTCTCGAAGTCACACTACCTTTCACTCATCCGATGGTTCGCGAATATGCTTATGATCAAGCACCACCTGCTCTAGTGTGTGAGATTTATCGTGTTCATGATACTGATTATAATGATAGCGTTCTTTTATGGAAGGGTCGCGTTACTTCCTTCACAGTTGAAGGTCAACTTGCGAAGCTACGTGTCCCCGCTATCTTTGGGTATATAATGGCTGGCTCTGCACCAACACCACGATATCAGGCTCCATGTAACCATATTCTCTATGATATTCGTTGTGGTGTCAGTGAAATTGCAAATCGTCAAGTAACGACTATTACCAATATCTTGAATAATATTATCACTGTTGCTTCAAATTCTTTTACTGGAACAGACCTCTATGCTGGCATGATGAGGCTTACTTCTTCTGGAGAAGCCAGAATGATCGTTAGTGTTACAGGCTTAGATATCACTGTGACCTATCCATTTTCTACCCTGAGCATTGGAGACTCAGTCCAACTGCTTAGGGGTTGCGACCATAGCTTTGCAACGTGTAAAACGAAGTTCAGTAATGGCGCGCGCTACGGTGGAACCCCGTTGGTTCCAGCAAGAAACCCATTCACGAGCAAGATATGATCTGGTTTACCCTCGCACTATTTCTTGTTTCGTTTATTCTCACTGCTCTGCTTGCCCCCAAGCCAGAATTCGAGAATGCAAGGGCAGATCAATTTGACGATGTTCAATTTCCACAGGCGACTGAGAATGCTCCAATTCCACTTGTTCTTGGGCAAGTTCGCCTAAATGGACCGAACACTCTTTGGTATGGTGATTTCGAAGCTGTACCGATCACTCAAAAAGTTAGGACTGGTCTGTTCAGTTCGAAGCACGTGATCATTGGTCATCAATATTATCTTGGTCTTGACATGGGACTTTGTCTTGGCCCGAATGTTGATTTGCGAGAGATTTACATTGATGATGAATTGGTATGGTCTGGAACAACTGGTGGGATTAATGAAGTCAATATTATCATTGATAAAGGTAGCATATTTGGTGGTTACAAAGAAGGTGGTGGGTGGACTAGCACGGGGAATTTCTATGGTGGTGATTTTACTCAGAATGTAGACAGTTATCTTGAAAGTCAGATCGGTGTTGGAGACGTTCCTGCTTACAATGGGTTAAGCCATATTGTCTTCAATAAGGCAAATATTGGTGAAAGTGCCCAACTTCGTAAAATAGCATTTGTTCTTGAAAGCTATACAAATGCTCTAGGTCTTCCTGATAATGGAACTTGCAATGGTGGCAAAGATATGAACGTCGCCGAGGCTATCTATCAGATCATGATTGATACTTGGCGCGGTCTTGGTGTAGCAACCGATGATATAGATATTGCTGCTCTACAAGCCATTGGTACAGTTCTTCATGCAGAACAGAATGGTTGCTCTGTTCTCGTTACAAGTGAGTCAGATGGTAAGAGACTGATTACAGAGTTACTTCGACAAATTGATGCTATCATGTATCAAGATCCAGATACTGGCAAAGTAACAATATCATTGATCCGTGATGATTATGTGATAAATGATTTACCAATTTTTGATGAGAATGATATCATTGAAGTGAAGAGCTTTACTCGCACTTCATGGGACGAGGTTCAAGCCCAAGTAAAAGTAACGTTCCCTCAGCGTGATCGTGATAGTGAATCAGTGGCTATCTCTCAAGATATGGCAGTCGTCGCTACGATTGGTCGCCTTCGTTCTACTACCTTGGGCTTCCCATTCGTATATGATACTGATCTGGCAAATACGATTGCTTCTCGTGAACGTTCACAGCGTTCTGTGCCTTTGTTCAGAGCAACTCTAGAAGTCAATCGTAATGCTAACCAACTTCGTCCAGGTCAGCCATTTCGATTTTCATGGCCTGATTACGGTATTGTTGATTTGGTTATGCGTGTGCAGCGATTTGATCTTGGTTCTCTCACAAAGGGTAAGATCGTCATTGAAGCTCTGCAAGATCGATTTGCATTGAGTGATGTTGTATTTGCTTCTCCTCAGACAAGTGGTTGGGTCAACGTCATCTACAATCCTGTTGATATCATTACTTCTCGTATCGTGCAGATGCCAAGGTTCTTTACTGCAAAGCTGGCAACTCCAATTACGAGTACATTCTATGGAACATTGTCTCTTGCTGCAAGACCTTCAAATATCTCGATTGCATACTCTGTTCATATGCAAGAACCGGGTGAGACTATTTCTGAAGGCTCTCTCGAACCAGAGAATATATTCTATCAAGGTTCTGGTCTGCTGACTTCAGCTTATCCAAAATCAGCAGGTTTTGTTTCTGGTCTAGATGCAACCGGCTTTGCGTTGAATACTGTCGTTGGTGACTTTATCAGTGTAACTACTTCAGATATCAAGAATGATTTTTTGAATATTCTTCTCGTGGATGATGAATTCATGGCATTTGAAAATGCTGTCGATGGAGGTAGTGGTAACTGGACACTAACGAATGTCTATCGTGGACTTTTTGGTAGCCAAATTACTGATCACTCCTTGGGTGCTCGCATTTATTCTATTCCGGTTGAAGCATTCGGTGATGGTAACTTTTCTTTCATTGCAGATTTGAGCATTTACAATTTCCGTTTACTTGATATGGCTGGAGGGGTGACACAAGTACCTGAGGAAGTTATTCCTCAGACATTCTCTGTCAGCGCAGCAAATAATATCAATAATAAACCGCTTCATCCTGGTTATATTCAGCTTGATGGCATTCGTTCCTATAATCCTACGATCACTTCTCTGGTTGCACTTCCGCTGACTTGGAGACCAAGAGATTATAGAGTACTGCAAGTCACGTTCGAAGATGGTATTTCAGAAACTCCTTTTTTGAGTGAGACATATGAAATTGATGTATTTGTCAATGGAATTAAGAATACTAGTCTATCTGGGATTGTTGGGGCTGGCGTTACAACTTACAATATTCCTTTCAATTTAACAGAAATAGATTCTGAAAATGTTGAAATAAAAGTAACTTCTGTAGATGCTGATTTGAATAAATCTCCTTATCCATCTATCTTTCCAATTATTCTAAAACAAAAAGATTATGTCTTGACATCTGGTGATATGCAGAGTGGGTCTGATGTGATATTAACATCTGGTGACATGCAGAGTGGATCTGATAGAATAAAACTGTCTGGGGTGTAATAATGGCTGACAAAACAATCACTGATCTAACTGCATCTGGCCCTCTTGATGGTTTAGAAATATTTCATATAGTTCAAAGTGGAAATAGCAGAAAAACTACTCTACTAGAAGTTTTGAAAGCTGCTGCTGCTGGCTCTGCTGCTAATCCAAGCATCTCGTTTGCGGGAGATCCTAATACAGGTATTTACAATCCTGCTGCTGACCAAATTGCCCAAGTGACAAATGGAATTCAACGAACTTTGCTGACGAATACAGCTTTCCGAGTAAGCGTTCCGCTGATAGCTCACACTACTCCGAATGTTGTCCTGCGGAACTATGTCACAGACGCAGCATGGCTATCCTCGACCAGCGCAGCCGATAACGATTGGTGGGGTGTCTGCTGGTCGCCCGAGCTTGGCCTATTCTGCGCTGTCGCCGCCATTGGAACTGGCAATCGTGTCATGACATCGCCTGATGGCATTACA